CTTCTGCGATAGCGTCAGGTGAAGGCCCTACAAGATTCACAAAAGAAGCTACATCTGTAACCTCTCGCTTCTCAGCTAGGTATTTAATAGAGACCGCTACTTTTTCATAAGTAGAACGGTTAAGAGGGGCTACACCGCCTTCTTGAATAAAGGGGGACAATTCAGCACCGTGTCGAAGGACTCGGTTATACTCTACAACTGTATTATTAACAGGAGTCTTTGAGAGCATAGGCCAAAGCTTTAAGTCTGACATTGAAGACGTAGCAATACTTAGAGTTTGCTGTAGCTGCTGAGGGACTAAGGGGCTAAGATTGCTGTTAGCTGGCGTAAGTGGAGTCTGATAACCTACTTCGCCTTTTCTCAATTGGCCCATTAGATTAGACATTTCTGTTGATGATGGTACACCTTGCATATTTAAAACCTATCTTTCTTTATTATTTTAGATTGAAGCGATTAGCTACAGTTTGAGGGTCTGCCCCGCTTTCAAGTAAAGCGGTGGCTTGCATGAGTTCACTAGCCCTATCAGGGGCAGCCGCTAAAGTATTAGTTAAGACTTCAAAAAGGGCTTCTCTACTAGTCCCCTGTACTTCTTCATTAGGGCTAGGAATCACATCTAGACTCTTAGCTAAAGGCGTTGTTTTACGGGGTTGAATGTCACGTAATTTAGTCACTTCTAGACGTAGGCTTTTCACTAGTTCTAAAACTCCCGTTAAACCTTTAGCTAGTGCTTCGTTTTGGGCTCTTTGTTCCGTGAGTAAGTCATCTAAAGCGGGGGCGATTGCTTCCGCTAGTCCTGCCTCCGCCTGACTACGTGCCTTCTCTAGTCTTTCAAATTGGCGGTCTTCTGCTTCTTGTTGAATCAGGGCCACCTCTTCAAGTACCTCTAGACTTTTACTTAGCTTGTTGTCTGCTTCACTGTCAGCTTGGTAAGAAGCGGCTCTCTTTCTCGCTTCTTCAGGAGAGACCCCCGCATTTTCTAACATTTCAATTAGTTTAAGTTCACTCATTTGTTAAAACTCTCTTGTATCGAAGTAGCTAGTTTGTTGATCTGATCTAAACTAGCAAAGGGAAATATTTTTTTAATAGCGTAGATTATACGTTTTTTAGTATCAGCCTGCAAAACTTCAGCGTCTGCAACGCTGACCAATTTGTCTAGTTCCTGAGGAATGAGACTATTCAAGCCACTTGTAGAACTGCCTGTTTGGTACCCTACAACACCTTTAAGTAGACTCTTTACTAGTGTCAAACTCGTCTGAGGATTTACGGGGCTTGTAGTGATAGCACAATTTAACACTTTGGCTTTGCTCACGATGTGGGGGTTATAGGGGTCTCTCTCTAGCACTTGACCCTCTACAGAAAAACCTATCCTCCGGGGCTTCCCTGCTTTTTCAAAGGTTTTAGCTAGGGTTAAAATCTCCCTCGCTTTAGGTTGGTCTAGTAACAAAACCCCCTCTATTGTGGTCTTCCCCCGTCCTTTTTTTACTTTGGTGGGGTACCCTAAAACATTAGAAGCCCCGTGTTTATGTTCATAATTGAAGACCCCGCTTTTTTCAAAGTGGCTAAAGTCTAAACCCTTTTGTTTCACTATCTCCCCCTGAAGGTCCACGTCTTCAGTAGATATCACTCCCGCTATCTTAGCGGTGTTTTCCCCTTCTTTTTCCGCTTTAATCAAGTCAATGATCATATCACACCTCAACCCCCGCTTGGCGGTGTACTTCGTTTATCTTGGGCTTGGGTAGATTATAACACACAACAAAGAGAGAAGAGAAGAGTCTTTAAATAGCTGCACGGGCTTCTTCTTCTGTAGGGTAAGGACCAAAGCCCTTTACTCTTGTGGGGAGTTCGGGAAACTCTCCCTCTTGCACAGGCCACCAATACCAAGCCCCTTCTATCTCATAAGTGATAAAAGCGGCCCCTTTGTCTTCGTGCCAAAAATAAAAAAACTCGTATGAAATATTATCTGGCATACTAAACCTTTTTAATCCTACCTAAGCGGTCCGCTTTTTGTTCGGGGCTTAGTCCCACTACATCACACCTACAATTTGGGTGTACGGGGAAGGCTGTAGCTTTCCAATTACGCCTTTTTCTCCCCACGTTTGAACCGTTAGCCGCTAACTCTAAAACACCAAAAATGTAAGGTTCGCTTGTTTTGGGGTCTATAAACAATTCAAGACAATGCTTACAAGCCCCGCTTTCAGGTATGCGAGCCACACGGGCCCCCTCTCCGTATAAGTCAACCGCTTGATATATCTGCCCTTCATTATGAACGGCTTGAATTTCAGTCTCCGCTATTCTTTCAAAATTGCGGGCCATATCTTTAGTTCTTTGTCTAAGCCTACGCCCTACCTCTTCAGCTTTTGCTTTTGTTAAAACTGCTGTAGCCACCTCTTCACGTATGATTTCAAGTTTTGTTCTTCTTCTTATAGGGTCGGGTGATCGTAGTAAGTTTTCACCGTCCCATTCTTCAAATAAATCAGCCCTAAACTCATCTACATAACTAGCCCCTAACCCTCTAATATACCCCCCTGATACTTGAAAGGCTGAAACTAACCCCGCCTTTTCTGCTTGTCCAAAAGAAGGGGGGAAAGCCCTTTCATTTGGGGCCACGGGGGCCAAGGGGGGAAGAGGACGGTCTAAAAGGGGATATCTGGCCCCCTCTTGTCTTCTCTCTTCCCTTTTGCCCTGAAGGATATTTTCTTGTCTCCATCTATCAATATCCCACTCTCTCATTTTTTCCTTCAAGGAACTGTCCGCTTCTGCGTAGGGACTACCTAGCCGTCTAATAAACAAGATAGGGTTTAAAGGTTCACTTTCGTCTCTCTGTAAATCTAAGCCGTTCAATTGGCTAGTGTTGATTAGACCACGGGCAAAAAGTTCTTCTACTCTCTCCCTGTCTAGTCCTGCAAAGCGGGCCCCAAAAAGAGATATTAAAAGAGCGTCAAAATGGGCTTCTATAATTTCCCGTCCTCTAGTCTCAGCGTCTAACAGTAACATATTTAATTCCCCTTATCGTATCGGTCCATTTTGGCTTTAACCCGTTTAGCCCACGCCCGCCCCTCATCACCCCCCCAAAGCAACCAAGCTATTTTACCCGCTGAAGGCTCCCCCTTTTTATTCACCCCGTCTTTGTGCTTTTCGTGCCTAGCAAAGAAAGCAATCATTCTTTTTATCGTGGAAGGGTCTAGATTTTCCCTTTGTTTTAAATCAACGGCCCTTTGAACCCCTGAACCTATACCTAACCGCCCCGCTTCTCTAGTGCTTAAACCGCCCCGCTTATACTGCCGTCTTAGTTCTAGCCCCTTTTCAGCCTGTTTAGCTACGTTTAAGGGCGGTTTAAACCATTCTTTAGGGTAACCATCCGATTTCTTTAAAGGCTGAGGGAAAAGGGCGTTTAAGTCTTTTTCTAAAGAAGTCATCTGGTCGATGAAAACCTTTTTCATTGCTTGCGCTACTTCTTTAACTACCGCTACCTCTCCCTTGAACCCCTTGTTCAAGTTGGCTTTTATCAGGTTTAAAGCTTCTGTTACTGTCTCGCCCTCCCCTAAGACAATAGACCCCTGAACGTTCCCAAGGTCTATCTTTTTCTCTTTGCCCGCTTGTCCTAACATTTGGCGGGTTATTTCCCATTGAACAAGGGGGTTCTTCAAGGCTTCGATGTTCCCTTTTACCTTAATCTTCATATTAGCCCCCTCTCAAAGTCGCTTAATGCTTTTAAAGCCTGCATAGAGTACCCCATTTTATCAAAAACTTGTTTATGCGCTTGTCTGATTCTCTTGTTGGCTGTCGTTTCTATTATAGCAATATCACCTTGAGAGTTTAAGCCCGTTGCTGAACCGCTTTGTAAAAGCTTGCGGGCTATGGCTTTATTCTTTGCTTCTTCTATCCTTGAACCGCTAGGGCGTAAAACATAAACGTGTCTTCTTTGCCCCTGACGATATACCCTCGCTGTAGTTTGGGCCAAAGTATCAGGGGCCCAAGGGGTTGAAAGGTGACAAACCATACTAGCCCTTTTTTGTAAGTTCGCCCCCGTCTCCAAGCTTCTAGACTGCCCTAGAAGTACATCACAGCCCCCTTCGTTCAACTCTTGAATTAGTCGGGCTCTCTCTGCGGGGGAAGTGTCCCCTTTATATTGTTTTATCAGGGAAGGGTTCACCCCTCTTTTGATTAGTGCTTTCTCTAGTATAGAAAGACCTAAAAGATGTTCACAAAATGCGACAACAGCCAACCCTTCAGAGTTTAAGAAATTATAAATATGGTCAGCTATAAATTTAACTTTTGGGCTTTCATAGTCCGGGTAAGTTAAACTAAAAGTAGGGCTAAAAAGAGACGGGCTGATAGAAATCTGTTCTACCCTAACCCCCAAGGCTTGGGGGCTTGCTGTTGCTCCCTCCCCCGCTATTTGAAAGATAAGCCCGTTTTCCCCTCTCAGGTTGGACTCATGTAAAGACGAATTAACTAGTCTTTCTTCTGTCGCTGTATACAAGGCTTTTAATACCTCCCTTTGTAGTGGATCAAGGGGGATGTAAGGGGCTATATCTGTCCTTTGTGGTAGTTCTAAGTTTACATCTTCATCAAGTGAAGAAATCGCTAGAAAAGATTCCTTCAGGGCTGCCCTTAACTCTTTTATCTTATCCACCCTTAAGGGCCCTGCTTTGTATGTTTTCCCTTTCACACTATCCCATTGGTCTAGCTCCCTGTAGGTGTAACGGGTCGCAAACTCAGATTTTTCTCCTAAAGAACTAGGGTTTACTCTTTCAACTAGATGGTACAAATCCCCTATTGTGTTAGGTTGTGGTGTACCTGTTAGGGCTAAAACACGGCTATAAAGCGGGCTTAACTGCCCTATTGTTAAACCTATTTTACTGTCTTCTGTTTTTGCTTTATGCGCTTCGTCTATGATTAAAGCAGTAGACGCGCCTTTTTCCTTAGCTAAAACACTAAAATAGAAATGGTCAATAACTAAAGTCTGGGGGGTCGTTATGATTAAAGGTAGCTGTCCCTTATAGAAAGAATCATAGAGGGTTTTTCTTTTATCCAAAGTTAAACCCGCTACAACTTTAAAAGGAGTCTGTGTAAACTTCTCTAAATGCTCTATCCAAGAAGAGAAGGCTGATTTGGGGGCTACTACTGTAACACGGTCTAAAACCCCTTCTGTGTTCAAAATATGAGCCCAAGAAAGCCCTATAAGGGTTTTTCCTAGCCCCATTTCTAAAGCGAGGACTGCACGGGGGCGGGAAAGGGCAAAATGCAAGGCTCTATTTTGGTAGGTATGAAAAGAGAAACCTCTCATGTTTTCAGGGGTGGGAAAAGGTGGAAACGTTTCTACCTTTTCTTTTTCAAAAGTGGGTTGATCTATAAGATACGTTTGAAGCTGTTGTCTTTCTCCGTCAGTCATCCCCGCCCATAGATCAGTCAACCGCCTAATTAAAGCCGCTACTTTCTCTTCTTCCCACGTTGCCAAGGGCTCACCCCGCCCCGCTTTCTTCAGTAAAGCTATATTTTTGGGGGCCGCTTTGTAGCTAAAACCTAGAACTCTATATAAGCCAAGTGACACAAGGTTGTCCTTGTCGGCTGTCAGAAGGGCTCTTTCGTTTAGACTCGTGAATAAAGGCGGTATCATTTAATAAACATCGTGTTTTATAAGGATGCCAATTACACAACCTACTGTAGGGTTTTTGCTTCTCCTTGAGTGATAGCCTTCTCTGTTGATCTGTTCCGTTATCTTTGAGGGTTTAAATTTGCGGGATATGTATAAATGAAGAACTTTTTCCTCTAAAGTCATAGCGGCAAGATAGACCCAACTTTCCGAGCGTACATGAGGAGAAAAACCACTAACAAAAAGGCGTTCTGCTATAGCCCTATATGTTAAAAGAGTTTCTTTCTTTAACCTTCGGGCTTCAATCTTCTCTAGTTTGGCTTTTCTCTCCTTGAGGGCCTTTCTTTTCTTTAAGCTTTCCCTTTTACGTTCTTCTGTTCTTTTGTCTTCTTCTGTCAAAGGACCCTCCCGTTATATCTGGTCTTTTAAAGTAACAGAAGCGGGGATAATCAGGAAGGCGAAAGAGCCCTAAACAAGATACTTCTAGCCCTTCTTACTTTCCGCCCTTTAAATAGGCCGTCTCTTACTCCATACTCACGGCTTAATTTATCTGCTATCTTCTTACTTGCTTCTGTGAAGTCGATAGGATCAGGGGCAAACATATCTAAGTTATTTGAAACATCTACGAGCTTTACAAACTCGTCCATAGCTGAATTAAGTTTTCGGCTAGAATTCGCTAGTGTAAGAATCTTTAAGAAAGCATTACTCAAAGGGTCTTTCTTCACTAATTCTTTGTAACGGTCAAAGTCTAATTCTTTGGCTGTTTGTTCGTCTTTTGTAGCTGCCGCTAAACCTAACTCTTGATCTTTCTCCATCAGTTCAATCATTCTAGCGTGTCGGTCTTTGGGGTCCATTCTTGCAGAGATCCCCCCAACAGATACGTCTTTAGCCATTAAATGATTAAACACTCTTATAGCGTTCTGTAACTTATCAGCGTCTTGGGCGTTTAAGCCTACAGCACTAAGTTTAACTAAAGCGGTCTCTAAATGTTCTTCTACACTTGGAGTCAAAGAACGTAAAACAGTATCATCTCTCAACACATACCCAAGGATCATTTTCTTCACAAAAGAAACCCCGTTATCGTTAAACTCACCGCTTCTTTGATCTATGTATTTATTAGAGTCACGGCTTGAAAGAATACCGTCAGCAAAAAGAGCGTTTTTAAGGCTTTCAAGCCGTGCCCCCCTTGTCCTTAATAACCCTCTTAGCGTTGTTCCATCTGGCGAAGTCCTTAAAGCTGTGGCTAAAGCCCCTAAGGTTCTATTTTCGCCTAGTAGTTTGGTAGCTGTCGCTTTGCCTTCTGCTAATGGGTCAAAAGCTTGTGTTAATCCTTCGTTCATAGCCCTTACAAGTTTAGCGAGGTTTTGAGTAGAACGGTCTTCTACTACATACTCTCTGACTAAAAGGGGAGCACTAAAACCTTCAACGGTAGAAGGATCAAATCCAAAAGTACGAGCCTTTCTTTTTAAGTAATCTTTGTACTCTTGAGCTTTCTTTGGGTGCGCTAGATAAGCCCTTTGAACACTCATTACTCTACTATTCCCACCTAAAGCAATCCCGTCTTCTGTCAGAATAGGCGGCCCGTTCATAGCGTCAGGGTTTGTATTTAATAGAAGTTGAGGGTTCAGGTTTTTCGCTTGGTTGATAACCTTCATTTGTTCGGGGCCTTTGCGGTTATGGTATTCCCTCTCTTGTACGTTTTCAGGATAATCTCTTCTTTTGAAGAACCCTGTAGCGTCATGGCTCGCTATAGCGTCACCCGCTTCTACAATTTTGTAGCGGACGGGAACATTCTTTGTTTGCCCGTCTACTGTTATAACTAAGTCAGTGTTTACGCTGCTTTCTTCCTTACCGTCTGAACTGCCTAATAAAGCCATAATTTCAGGGGTCTTTGCTAAACTCGGATTTGCTGCAACCATAGCTTTAACAGTGGCTACGAGGTCCATTACTGCTTTCTCATCAGGGACCCCTTCCGCTTGCTTTCTGTCTTTTGCTTCTGTCTCTAAAGCGTTTTTTTGTGCTCTTACTTTTTTCTCTTGTCGTCTTAGTTCTCTAACAGGGGCTTTCTTCTTTTTAGCTTCCTCTATTAGCGTCCCCTGATCTATTAATTCCGCTTCTTTAAGCTTCAGTTCTCTAGTTAATTCAGTGTCGCTTAAATGGTCAAGAGAAGGGGTAACTTCGGCTTGAACACTTTGGGTTTCTTCCTCTAATTTCTCTCTTGCGGTCTTGGGGGTTTTTAAGGCGGCTGCTTCCTCTTTAAGTTTCTGCACTTGGCCCCAATTCCATTTATTGATCCATTCTCCCCGCGGCTCTGCTTCCCCTACCATATCAATAAGAAGCTTTTTAAGCTTGTTAATATTTCTTGTACTACCCTTATAGTAAGCGGGGTCCATCTGGTCCCTTTGGGCTTCCATCTTTTTAATTCTCTGATCTAAAAGCCTGAAGACAAAAGGGCTTTCATGGAAGATATCTAAAGCCCTAGTTTCTAGTTCTGCTGTATTAAAAATAAGATGTATAGGGGTCTCTGTTATTAGTTTCCGTATTTCATCTTTAGAGAGGGGCTTTTCGCTTTGTATGCTCGGCAGGTTCTTAAAGTGGTCAGGTGAAAGAGGGTCTAGTTCTTCCGCTGTAGCTTTGAAGTCTTCTATTTTGTTGTAGATGTTGAATCTTTTATTTTCTTTATTTAGTAACTGTTCATAAACGTCTCGATCAGGGGAGTAAAATCTAACAAAGTGGGACCGAGGGGATTCGTCAGCGTTAAACCTAAACTTACGGGCCATTTTATTATTGTATTCTGCTAAAGCCCCTTCTTTATCGTAAGTTTTTAAAGTTTTGTCTTCTGCTATCTTTAAGTAACCTTCTAAATATTCAAGGTTGTCTAAAGCTTTTTGACGGTCAATCTTTGCTTTACCTGATGATATTATCTTAACCCCGTTAGGAAGGGCTTCTAGCTTTTTCCTAACTTCTCTAAGAAGGTTATAGTGCCCCCCCGTCCCGTCTTTGTTCTCCCGTGCTTCACCTTGGGCTATGTCGTCTATTAAAGTATCATGCAAGACCCTAAACTCTTTAAAGTCATCGTCTGCTATACGGGCTTCTAAATAAGTCTTAGGAAAAGCGTGTTTTAAAGCGTCCTTGTACTTAAAGGGTTTAACCTTCGTGTCTGGGCTTGCGGGCATAGTCTCAAAGTTATCTTCATATACCTGTTTTAGGTCTCTAAAGTATTTAAGTCTTTCCTCTTGTAGGTTTATGACATTTTCTTCTTCATCGTATCTACCTACATTGAATGATATAGGGTTAGAAGCCTTAAAGTTTTCTAGTGCTGCTTCTATGCTACTATTTACATAGGGCGGTTTACTGAGTTCTTTAAACTCTGCTTCTACTTTTTCTCTGTACTTCCTAGCTTCTTTTATATTTTTTATTCTAGTACCAAACCCATAAGGTTCTCTACCAAACTCCAAGTTTTCTAATTCTCTAAGCATATCCATGAGGTCAGAAAACTTCTTTTGTGTAGCGGGGGGCAGTTTCCCCTTCTTAGGCATAGTTTCAAAGTTATCAGGAGAGTCTGTTTTTTGCTCTACTTGACTTTGTTGGTCTTTAGCTTTTTTAGGCTTTCGACCGGGGACTTTCTTTTTTCGCTTCAAAGAAGAATCTATTTTTTCTCCTGCTGCTTCTGCTTCCTTTAAAGAAGCTCTTGCTCTTTCTGCGGCTGCTTCTGCTCCCTTATGTCTACCGCTTTTTGTTTTGGCCCCTCTCTCTTTCGCTCTTTGCGTCTTCTTTTCAGCATGGGCCGCTAGGGCTTCTTTATGCTCATGTAGTAAGATTGCTCTTAAAGCTTCTCTTGAAACTTGCACTTCGTGATTTGTTTCATCGTGGACAATTGTTAAAGTCCCTTCCTGATTCACATCTTTTACATGAAAGTGTCCTCTTTGTCCGTTGTGATGAAAGACAAAAGCTGACCCTTTCACCGCTTCGTCTGCTTGCTTTTTAATACTCCTAGCGGTCTTAGGTTTGTTATAAGTGTAAATCCATTTAGCCTTGCCTGTCTTCTTATCTACACCCCGCTTCTTAAAAGCAAACTTTGTTCCTTTCGCCTTCTCAAGGTCGTCACTTATGAAACTCTTTTGTAGTCCTGATAAAAGCCCTTCAAGCATTTTATTAATATCTTTTCCCCCTCGAACGTCCCAATTTTGGAATGTGTTAGTAGAAAGCAGTAATTTAACACTTGTTTGGCGGTCTACATTGTAGCTGTCAGTTCGAGGGTCCTCTAAGACAAGAAGGGCCTCTTTCGGTTCAGGGGTCCATTCGGAAGAACCTAGATTAGTCTTCCAAAGCTTCCATTTCAAAGTCTTACTATCCGCCCCTGACTTTTCAGCGTGTATCTTTTTAAGCTCTACTAGAAGGGATTGTATATTATCTAAAGAATCAGCAAAGCCTTTCCCGTCTTTTCTGCCTGCCTTTATTTTTACGCCAGACTCTCCTGATGATAAATTTACCCTTTGCCCTTGAGTATAGGCAACTTGAGACTCTATCTTAATGTCTCTTTCGACCTTTTTATATTCGTCATCTAAAAGAGTAGATAGTTCTTCACCTATATCTTTTTTTATCTTGGCTACTACAGGGGAAGAAAAACGGTCATCAAAGGACCCTTTATAGCGGTTTATAGCTGAAGTATAAGAGGAAGGAGAAGGGCGGCTGTCTTCTTTGTCTAAGCGTTGCTCTATGTCCTCTTTTAAATAAGGGTCTACCGCCCCGCTACGTGTAGCAAGGTCAAGCAAAAGACTTAAGTTCTCTTTCCCTTTTTTGAACTTATAACCCTTTATCTTCAAAAGACTGCTCTTTAGATTTTGTACTTCTCTCTTTTCTTGTGTGCTTAAATCATGGTGTTCTTCGTAATCAGTTAACCCTTCTATAGCAAGACCTACAGCGTAGGGGTGGGGGGGGTCTCCTTTTTCAAGACTACTTAAGACAGCGTGTACTCTACTTTTTTCGATATGGGGGCGGGGGCGTAGCTTAAGTTTTTGAATCCCTTGAACTAAGCTATCGAAGGGGGCTTTATCTTCTTTTTCTTCCTTGTTAGTGCCTAAAGCTAAACTTGTAGCCATTGCTAAAAGCTGTTCTGAGAGTTCAGTGTTTACAGCTTCGTGAAAAGCTTCAAGGCTCTCCTGAAGGTCTTCTAATTGGTCAAGGTCTTTCTTGTTGAAAGAACTTCTCCAATCTTTATGGTCTAGGCTATACTCAAAAAGGGTTAAGAAGTCGTCAATGTAGCCTTTTAGAATATCTTGTTTTCTGGGCGTTACTAAGTGAGTGAGCCCGCTTGTTAAGTGGCTTGTTGTCCTATCCAACACTGATATATAAGCTTCAACGTCTAGAAGAGGGGCTTTCTCTTTGTTCTCTGAAATGAAACCTTCTGTCTTTTGTTTTTGTGCTATCTTTCTAAGATATTCGCCTTCAACTCGATCCGCTAGGCTTCTATACTTAGTTGCTTCTCTTTCTTCACCTTTACCTTGAACGTCTGCCAATTCTCTATAAAGAGAACTAAGTTTTCTAAGCTTAGAAACGGCTTCTTTATCTTCTAGTAAACCGTCCCCGTAGATACCTAATTCAATATTCTCGATTTTATCAAGATCAGATTGAACGTCCCAAGAAGAAGAAGCCCCTCCCCTTTTACGTTGTGCTATATGGTCCTCTAATCGCTTTATACTCAGGTCATAAAAAGAACCTGTGTCTACCTCAGGCATGGTTTCAAAGTTCTCTTCAGGCTCCACCTCAGGCATGGTTTCAAAGTTCTCGTCTGCCTTCTTCGCCCCTAACTGATTTAGAAGTGTTGGGTAAACTGCCGCTAAAGCGTTTGTAGTTAATTGTCTTTGCCAAGCCTGATTTTTTCTAGAGAACTTAAACCCACGGGCCCTTAACATCCTGATTTCTTCAGAAGAAGGTTTTTGTTCAAAGTTAAGCCTTAGGCGGTTGTCTCTTTCGTCCTTTTCTATTTCAAAAGCGGAACCACTAGCAGAAACATAGAACTCTTGCCCCTGAGACTCTTTAAGAATAGCGGCTCTTTCTTTCTCATTCTCTATTTGTTGCTTCACCCGTGCTATATTGCTGTTCACGTTTTTAAGATGATAAGCGGGCATCCCTTCTTCAAGGCTTCTATTAAATCCAAAATCACCCTCTTTAAACCCTAGTTCTTTCATCCTCTTTATTTTTTGTTCTTTGGATAGCTTTTTGCTTCGGGCTATCTTCCTACTCTCTAGTACTAGTTCTTTGTACTGTGCGAGATCTGATAGCTTATTTTCATACTGTTCAACACCCTCCCCTTGGACAAGAGTCTTCTCTTCAGGGTTTAAGGCTGATAGCTTTTTAAATATGTTTTCAATGTCAGAAGTAAATTTAACAAGGGCTTTATCGTATCTCTCTTGCTTTTTGTTTTGTTGTCTAGTGGGGAAATTCCCGCGCCCCGTTATCGCTGTAGACATTAAGCCTGTACGGGCTGTTATCATGCTCTTGTGAGCGTTTAGCACCTTACGCCCTAATTTAGTCACGGTCTCTAAAACCGTTTTTTCATCGGCCCCGTTTTTAATGTAAAGGCGGGCCTTCTCATCGAGTTGCTTTAAGTGTGCTTCAAAAGCACTAGCGTCTCTCTTGGCTCTTGCTTCACCGTCCCACGAAACACCTTGATAACTAGCTTCTGACCGCTTAAGAGGGAAATCTAAAACACTTAAACCTGTAATATTGTGCTGTACGTCAGAACTAAAGCTAAACTCTGGCGTAGAGGGAAGAGGGCCCCCTGCTACTAAGTTGTATTCTTTAATAAGGTCTTGGAGTGCCCCTTCTTTTTGAGCTACTTTCTTAACCCATTCATCCTTACTCTGAGAAACCCACTTCTTTAAAACACTGTCTGCTGTATTAAGCCCTACTTCTCTGTCTATCTTCTTAAGGGCTCTAAACTTTTGGCGGTCTGTTGCTTCGCTAGATTTAATATTAAGTATGGCTTTTGAGTACTCAAGAAAAACGGCCCCTTTTATATAAGCGTGTTTGACCTTAATGGGGTTGTAGTGTCTTATATGCAAAAAGGATTCAAGAGTAGAAGTAAGCTTCTTACCGCCTTTTCTCTCTTCTTCGCTTAACTGTCCTACAATAGTAGGCCCGCCTATCTCAAGAAGTCGATCATACATATCTTCTAGTAATTTGTAATTGCTCCCCCTGTACCAACCTAGAATAGTTTCATATTGGACCGCTTTGTTAGCAGTTAGAAGCTTCTTTAAGTCTACGGGGCCCACTTGGAAATTAACGTCATCTTGTGGCAGCGTTAAAACAAAATCTTCAGGGGCTTCTGTTTTTTGTTCAGCTTCGGGCATTGTTTCAAAGTTATCAGGAGAGTCTGTTTTTTGCTCTACTTGGTTTTGTTGGTCTTTAGCTTTTTTAGGCTTTCGACCGGGGACTTCCTCTTTTTGCTTCAAAGAAGAATCTATTTTTTCCCCTGCTGCTTCTGCTTCCTTTAAAGAAGCTCTTGCTCTTTCTGCGGCTGCTTCTGCTCCCTTATGTCTACCGCTTTTTGTTTTGGCCCCTCTCTCTTTCGCTCTTTGCGTCTTCTTTTCAGCATGGGCCGC